AAAGTTTTTTTACAAGGGTACTAAACTACTACTGTTATATGATGACCAAATTTCTATGGTTGTTGAAAATCCAGAAGAATTAGATCCAACCTTTAATCTTTCTAATTAAATTTTAGTAATGGTATTGTATACTACATTTAAATAATGTATTATATAAACAAATGCGTAATCCGTCAGTTTCGCATGTGACGTTAAAAAGGAGAAATAAATGTCCGAAGATAATAATGAATGGGCTACGGTGAATACTTCCCCGTCCGAACAAGTGGAAGAAAAAGTAGAGTTTGAAATTGAAGGTCAGGAAGAAGAACAATCTCAACCAGAAGTTTCTACTCAACAAGAACAAATTCAAGAAGTAAAAGAAGATACTGCTTCTGAAGTAAAACCTGAACAGGAAGAACATCAGTCTGGCGCACAAAAACGTATTCGTCAACTGGTTCGCCAAAAGAAAGAACGTGAAGAACAAATTCAAGAACTTGTTGCTCGACAAAAAGAACTTGAAGAACAATTGAAAAATAAACAAAAAGAAGTTGAAACTTCAGTTGAAAAAAGTTTTGAAACTGCTGAAACAAATATTAACAGCCAGATTGAAATTGCAAAAGATGCATATCGTCAGGCACTAGAATCTGGTGACACAGATCGTATTGTTCAAGCACAAGACTATCTTTCTAAAGCACAGAATGAAGCAACAATGCTTCGTGTAAATAAAGAAAGATTTGTTACAGATCGTCCAGTTCAAATAGAACAACCTGTTAATACACCTGTCCAAACACAAAATATGCAGCCTGTAGAATATGATAAGATGGCTGTTGAATGGGCAGGAAGAAATGCTTGGTTTGGTCAAGATTCAGTAATGACTACTCTTGCACTGGAAATTGATAACGAACTAAAAAGCGAAGGTTATGATCCTTCGGAAGAAGAGTTCTACCAAGAAATAGATTCAAGGCTTCGTAATAAATTCCCTGAAAGATTTCAAGGTGGACAAACAGTACAACAAGATCGTATGCAGGAAACGTCAACTCCTGCCCAAGTGGTTGGTGGAGCATCACGCACTTCAACATCTTCATCTAATAAAAAAGTCAAGTTATCTAAAGAAGATATAAGACTAGCTGAAAAATGGGGAATACCACTGGAACAATATGCCGCTGAAAAATTGAAAGTTGAACGATCCGATGGTGAGTATACTTCAATTAGCAGTAATTATTAATAGCGTGGAGGATTAAAAAATGGCACGTAATACAACAACAACATCACGTAATGCTGAATCAAGGGAAATGAACTCAAAAGATATGGATTATGAATATCGTGAACCGAGTCTTTTGGACATTCCAGAAGCCGTAACAAACCGATTTGTAGACCAAGGTCTTAAACTTCGTTGGATTAGAATGACTATTCGTGGTCAGGAAGATTACAACAACATTGGTAAGAAGATGGCTGAAGGATGGGAATTCGTAGGTATAGAAGAAGTTCCCGAAATGCAGCACTCGTCTTTCGTGAAAGACAATGGACGATATCAGGGTACAATCTGTCGTGGAGATTTGGCTCTAGCAAAAATGCCTGTACGTAAGGCAGAAAGTCGTCAACGGTATTTTGAAAATCAAAGTAGGGAAATGGTAGATGCAGTTAATGCACAACTTATGAACCAAAATGATTCACGAATGCCAATTCGTAACAATAGTAAAACTCAAGTAACTAAAGGACGAACACCTAAATTTCAAGACTAATTTAGAATTCGGACAAGATACTTGAAGTGCAATCTTTTTTAATAAGGGAGAATAACAATGACTACATCTAAATCACTGTTTGGCTTCCGTCCTTCTCGTAAACGTGGAAGTAATATGAACAATATGGGTACAAATGAATACCCTATTGCTTCAGCTTACGGAGCGAATATTTTTACTGGCGATCTTGTCCGTATTAATGCAGGGAAAGTGGAAGTTATCACCACTGCTACAGAAGTAGCACAGGGTGTGTTTATGGGTTGCCGTTACGTTGCTGACGCTAACGGTGAACAAAAATGGAGTAAGTACTGGCCTTCTGGTACATCTGCAACTGAAGCATATGCTATGGTTGCTGATGATGCTCGTGCCGTATTTGAAGTTCAGGCAGATGCTTCGGTAACTGCTGGTGATCTTTATGGCTCACAAAACTTTGCTGTGACACTTGGTTCTGGCTCTACCTTTACAGGTATGTCAGGTCATGGTGTTCAAGCTGCTGGTCGTACATCAACCATTGCTATGGTTCGTGCGCTTGATCCAGTAGAAGAACCAGGGAATGATGTTGATAATGCTGCTCAACGTGCATATCTAAAAATGAATGTACGTCTGGTACAACATACCGACAACTTCCATGACGCAATCGTAACTGCACCTACATCTGGTGCTGATCCAGCATTTTAATTTAAGGGAGATAAATAATGGCTATTAATCGTTCTAGTATTGCTAAAGAACTTCTTCCCGGTCTTAATGCTGTATTTGGCATGGAATATGGGGAAGTTTCTGACGAACACGCACCGCTATTTGAAACTGAAAATTCAGATCGTGCGTTTGAAGAAGAAGTATTGTTCACAGGATTTGGTACTGCACCTGTTAAAGGTGAAGGTTCTGCCGTATCTTATGACGATGCACAAGAAAGCTACACTGCTCGTTACACACATGAAACTGTGGCACTGGCATTTGCAGTAACAGAAGAAGCTATGGAAGACAACCTTTATGACACGTTTGCAAAGCTACGTGCCAGAGGGCTTGCTCGTGCCATGGCTAACACTAAGCAAGTTAAAGCTGCCGATGTATTTAACAACGGCTTCAGCACTTCATATCTTGGTGGTGACGGAGCAGCATTGTTTTCTGCTTCACACCCTACCATTGGTGATGGAGATCAGAGTAACTTGCTGACAGGGGATCTTGCAGAAGCATCACTTGAATCTGCACTGATTTCAATCTCTAAAGCAAAAGATGACCGTGGTATTCTGATTGGTCTGCAAGCTAAGTCCTTGCATATTCCTTCAGACTTGGCATTCACAGCTGATCAAATCTTGAACAGCACAATGTCAACCACAATTGGTGTTAATACAACCGATGCTGCTATTGGTGCAACTAACACTAATAAGATCAACGCTATTCGTAGCCAAGGTCTTGTTCCAGGTGGTTTCTTTGTTAACCGCCGATTTACTGATACGGATGCTTGGTTCATTAAGACCGATTGTCCTAATGGTGCTAAGATGTTTGTCCGTGCGCCTCTTCAGACAAAAATGGAACCAGATTTTGATACAGGCAACCTACGCTTTAAGGCTCGTGAGCGTTACAGCTTTGGTTACTCAGACTGGCGTGGTTTCTACGGTTCTGCTGGTGCATAAACGTAGTAATTAAAAAAACTTTAAAAAATTAAGAGGAGTACTTTCGTATTCCTCTTTTTTTTTGTATAATAGTAAGATAACATAATAATAATAAAACTAACTAACTAACAATAAAGGAATTATATTATGGCAACGAATATAAGACAGGGATTCGTTACAGGCGATGGTGCAGTATTAGATATTGCAACTAGCACTACTGTAGCTGATACCCGAATCAAAGGTGTAACATATTCTGGAATAGGAACATTTCTTATTACAGGCGTTTCTACCGATCCATATGGTAATATTAAAGGCAGTAATTTAAAATTTGTAGGTACAACTGCAAGTGATGTAGGTGATATTATTTTACCTGACTTTGGATTAAGAGTTAATGGTGTAGTTAAAGTTTCTGCTCCTACACCTACAGCGACTGTCGGTATTTTCTATGGCTAATTATACATATCTTGTAGACGACTTAATTGCTGCAACCGAAAACGATGGTTCAGAATTTTTGTCCTACATACCTAAAATGGTTAATCGTGCAGAGGAACGTCTGACAAGGGATCTTGATGACTATGGTTTAGTAACATATACTTCAGTAGCTGTAAGTTCTGGTAATAATAATATTACTTTACCATCTGGTACACGTATTGTCAAGAACTTTAATATTGTATCTGATGGTACAAGAATCAATCTTTTACAACGTACAGATGAATATATACGTGATTACTGGCCTGTAAGTGCAAGCACAGGTACACCTGAGTATTATGCAAGACGTAATAATACAACTGTATTAATAGCACCTACACCTTCTTCAACAGTTAACGGAGAAGTTGTTCATGTTTCAAGACCTGTAACTCTTGCATCTGCAACACCAACTAATTATTTTTCTGATTATTGTTATGATGCTTTATTTAATGCATCAATGGTAGAAGCAATGGTCTTTATGAAAAACTTTGAACTTGTTGCTTTATTTGAGCAAAGATATATGCAAGCTGTACAGACATTACAGAATCAGGCAAGACGTACACGTAGAGATGATATGGAAACTCCTGCAAGTCCAGCAGGTGCAGATAATCCAGTTATAATGGGGAGTACCTAACAATGGCATTAAGTAAAATTATTAAAGAAGGTTTAAAGACAACAGCAAAGCGTGGACGTAAGGGACGCTATGCTAAAGCTGCAGCTTCTCGTAAAAAGACAATGGAAGCTAAAGCTATTGCTGAAGGTCGTACACCTAAACCTAAAAAGACTGTAATGAAACCTGGTGAGGCTAGAAAGATAGCTGAAAAAGGTCGTAAAGGTGATATTAAAAGTTTAACTGCAAAACAAAAAGCAGAGCGTTCACGTCTTATTACACAAGTTAAAAAAGAAATGGAAGCAGCTAAAAAAGGTTTAACAGAAAAACCTAAACTACAAAAAATGGTATCTACTATTGAACGTAAGCCAGGAGAAAAACTAACTGAACTTAGTTTAAATATGGTCCCGGCATCTAAAATTGAACTTGATCCTGTTTTAAAAAACTATTCACGTAAGCAGATTAGACGATTAGTAAGTACTGGACAAGCTAAAATTGTTAAAACAAAAGATGGTGCTGAAGTAAAAACAACTGGACGTTTTGCTCCACCTGCTTCTATGGTTGCTAGAGAGGCAGGAGAAGGTTCTCGTGCAGGACGTGGTACAGGACGTAAAATGCCTTCTTTTCGTCAGCGTATTGAAAAAGCTAAACGTGCAGGTGAACCTACATCTGCAAAAGAATTAGCAGAACGTAAACAAGAATTATCTAAACCAAAAACTGTAGGTGCAGCTGAAGCTATGAGACAGGCTAGATCATCTGTTAAAAAGCAACAACAATCCGCAATGAAAAAATTAGATAATAAAGCTGCAGAACAAAAAAGAGACATTAGTGAGGCACAAAAAAAAGGTACGATTACTAAAGAAAAAGCAGATAATCTTAAACAAGAGATTGATGAATCTTTTGATAAAGCTAAACAAGAAACAATGGAAAAACTTCGTGGTACAGTTCATTCTAAGGCACGTAGTATTAAATCTGATCCTTTACACTATACATATCGTAAGAAAGGTGGTAAGGTAGGATCAAAACCACGTGGCTGTGGAGCAGCTATGAAAGGTTATGGTAAAGCTATGAAAGGATCAAAATAATGGCAGGTACTACAGCACTACCAACAGGTAGAGGACGCAAAAGAAAAAAGATGGGAAAACTTAAAACAATGGGAGCAGCTTTAACTCCTATGGCTGCATATGATTATGTAGATATTATGGGTGATCAAGGTATGTTACTTGGACAAGAAGTTCTTAGATCTCTTGGTCTTTATAAAAAAGGTGGTAAGGTAGGCAAAGGACCTAAAGGTTGCGGAGCAGCTATGAAAGGTTATGGCAAAGCAATGAAAGGTAAAAAGTAATGATTAGTAAAATTTTTAAATTTATTATTGGTGGAAAACCAGTATATAAATCAGTTCCACGTAATCCTAATGCAATTCGTGAAGCACAAAAACAAGGTGGTGAGTTAGTTCAAAAACCTTCTCAAGCTATTGTTACTGCGGCTAAACCCTTTAAACCTATTAGTGGTGCAGGTTCTCGTACTGTACCTTCTGCTGCTCAACGTGCAGAACGTGCTGCTCAAGCATCTCGTATACCTAAACCAAAACCTGCTACATCATCAGGAACTGGTGGATCAGGCAGACCACCTGCTCGTGTATCAGGACCACCACAGCGTGGTGGCGCACGTAAAGACATTGTAGTTGCTAAACCACGTCAGGTTACTCGTCCTTCTTCTAGAGTATCAGGACCACCTAAACGTAGCGGTGCAAGAGTTACTCCTACTCCTCGTAAACCTAATACTAATACTGCAGCTATGAAAGCATTAATGGCAGGTATAATGGCAGGACAAACTGCACCAACAGGTACTCCACCAGCTAAAGCTGCACCTGCTGCTAAATCAGTTCCAGTTCCAAAAGCAAAACCTGCAGAAATGAAATCACCTGCACCGAGAGAACGTACTAAAGTTAAAAAACGTACAAACTTTACTTCAGGTGATAATACTGGTTTTGGTCCTAAAGGAAATATCTTTCCTAGTAGTTCAGAAGAACGTAAAGCCCTTATGATTATGTATGGTGGTACTGGCTCTAAAGCAGGTAAAGCTGCTATTGCAGGAACACAGGGTAATCTAGCAAAAGGTCAAAGCCTTCTTGATGCAGCAAAAAATAAAAAGCGTAGCAATGTAGGTGTAAGCAGTCGTGCTAATCCTAATTTAAAAAAGGGTGGTAAAGTTACTCCTTTTAAATATAAAGGATTTTCTAAACTACCTGAAAAAGTGCAAAAGAAAATGAACCCAAAAGCTGCATCTAAATATAAAAAGGGAGGAAAAATAAGTATTAAAGAAATTAAAACTAAAGGCTCTGTATCTTTAGAACAAATGCCTTCTAAAAAATATTCTAATCCTTCTGCACGTCAGGTAAAGGGTTGGGGAGCAGCACGTAAACCAAAAAGGTAAATTACTATGCCGTTAGCAAAAGGTCGTTCTGCTAAAACAATTAGCAAGAACATTCGTAAACTCAAAAAGGAAGGCAAGCCACAAAAACAAGCTGTGGCTATTAGCCTATCTACTGCAGGTAAAAAACGAAACCCAATGGCAAAGACCTTGGAAGAAAAGCAATACAAGCCTAAAGTAGTAAAACCAAAGAAAGGCAGGGGATCTTATTCTAGAAAGACTAAAGGGCTGGCACTTCGTGGTCAGCCTAAGTCATCTGTAAATAAAGCAGGTAACTATACAAAACCTACAATGCGTAAGCGTTTATTTGAAAGTATTAAGTCTGGTAATAAGGGCGGTGCATCTGGACAATGGTCTGCACGTAAAGCACAAATGTTAGCTAAACAATATAAAGCCAAGGGCGGTGGATATAAATCATAATGGAAAAACAAATTATTGGTGGTTTCATGGTAGCTCTTATGGCATTGGCTGCATGGAATATGAAAACTGTAAATGACCTTCAACTTGAAATGCGTGAAGTTATGGTGGGTCATGCTACTGCAAAAGACATTGAAGAATTACGTGCAGATGTCAGGCGGTTGCAATGGATACTGCACGATGATGCTGTAGATAAATAATAATGGAATGCTTCACGTCTTCTTGCTCGTCATCTATATTGGTACTGGAGAGAATCGTTATCTCGCTAGTGGAGATATGTATTTCGCATCTATTACCACCTGCAATTTTTACGCAGCCCAAACAACCAAGCGTTACGGAACTTACCGCTACTTGGATTGGATGGACGCAAGAGATCGTGTTACCGCATATTGCATACCTAAGTATATAAAAGAAGGCGTAGTAAAGGTGTATTAAAATGTTAGCAGAATTAGCCGCTGCTAACGCAGCATTCCAAGTTATTAAACAGGCAGTATCTAATGGTCGTGACATAGCCAGTGTAGGTAGTCAGATTGCTAAATTTGTAGATGGTAAAGAAGATTTACAAAGAAAAGTAATAAAGAAAAAAAATAGTCCATTTTATACAGGTAATGATTTTGAAGAGTTTATGGCATTAGAAGTCATTAAAGAAAAAGAAGCAGAACTAAAACAGATTATGTTATATGTTGGTCGTCCTGGATTATGGAATGATTGGCAAAGATTTCAAGCAGAGGCACGAAAAGCAAGAATAGAAGCACAAAAAGAAGCACAAAGAAAAAAACAACAGTTATTAGAAACAATTGTTCTTAGTGCTGCAATTATTATAGGAGTAGGTATTTTAGGAGTACTATTTTATATTGGACTAAAGGCACGTAATATGTTATAATACCAATATGAAATACTTTTTATTAGATACATTTGAAATACTTTTACTCAGTACATTGATTATTCTTTGTCAGTATCCTATTGCTGCTTTTATTTGGTTTATGTTTCACTTTGGAAGGATTGCAAGTGAAAGAATATAATGATATAATAAGGAATTAGATATGGCATTAAAAAAATCTCAAAGGAGTTTAAAGGCTTGGACAAAACAAAAGTGGAGAACCAAAAGTGGTAAGCCGTCCACACAAGGTTCAAAAGCAACAGGTGAGCGTTACTTACCAGAAAAAGCTATCAAAGCGTTATCCGCAAAAGAATATGCTAAGACTTCGGCAGCTAAAAGAAAAGGACGCAAGGCTGGAAAACAATATGTTAAACAACCTAAAGCTATAGCTAAAAAAGTTAGAAAGTATAGGAAGGCATAATGACAGTAGGTAAATATCCAGGCGTTAAACGCTTACCATCAGGAGGAATTGAGTATCGTGGTAAAAAATTTGCTGGCTTTAATAAGCCTAGAAAATCTGAC